AACTCATCGTTCAGAAGAGCAGAGACCAGAGCTTGAGGGTCAGCCTCAGTACCGTGGTAGACGACGGCCTGAGCACCATAGACTTCTTCAAGAAGAAGAGTTTCACGAATGAGAGAGCGGAGGAGTGAGCGATTCATGCAAATTTTTCCCTGAGGTGTTGAGGGACTTTGGACCTATTACCTCTAAAATTTTTGATCGAGCCTCCTACTTGTAGGTCATCTGGAAGTAATCTAATCTTCGTTCCGAAGAGAGAAAGTGACCCTCCTACTTGCAAACCTTCTGGCAATGACGTAATATTAGTCTTTATAAGATCAAGATTTCCTCCTACTTTGAGGTCTGCTGGTAGATTTTTGATGAGAGTGTATGAAAGATCAAGATTTCCCCCTACTTTGAGGTCTGCTGGTAGAGATTCAATACCAGATCTCATCAAGACAAGAGCACCTCCTACTTGCAAATCTGCAGGAAGTGAGACGATAGGCACACCCGTAAGATCCAGGTGACCTTTTACCTTGAGCCTTGCAGGGAGGGAAGTAATATGTGCCTCAAGGAGGCTGAGACTGCCGTGTACCTGGAGCCCAGCAGGGAGGGACGTAATGTATGCTCCGCTAAGGTTGATGTGACCTTTTACGATTCTTTGATCTTCAGGAAGTGTGTTAAGCTTTTCAAGCATTTTCAAATGGTTTATTTCATACTTCTCTTCTTGCCAGTCGCCGCTTGCTGATCTTCTGAGCGCTGGTTTGATGCTTTCTCTGTTGACCCGAGTCCAGCTCTTGTCTTGAATATTCTTCCAAGCCATCGGAACCGCTGTTGTTGGATCATAGACTACTGCGCAACGACCGTCTCTTGAACCTGTATAGACGATGCCTTTTACACGACCTTTCAGAAACTTTGAGGCAATTGATGCTGCATCAGAACTGAACTTACTTTTGCTAACATCTATACCTTTTAACTTCTCAATAATTTCTTCATCAAGCCCAAGCTCTTCCGCCTGCTCAACGATTGAAAGTGGAATCTTGTAGACTTTTAAAGCAACATCAGGGTCAAAGATAATGTAACCGTAGAGATTCAATTTCAATTTGATGACGTGATCGCCATAGTCACCAGAGTCAGTTTGTGTCCCTGCAAGGTCGTAGACCGTGTAGAGACCTTTTCCATACATTGAGCCTGCTCCCTTTCCAGGAACAAACTCATCGTTCAGAAGAGCAGAGATCAGAACTTGTGGGTCAGCCCTCGTCCCGTGATAGACGATGGCTTGGGCGCCGTAAACTTCTTCGAGGAGAAGAGTTTCACGGATGAGTGAACGGAGGAGAACTGTTGTCATTAATTTTGCCTTTAGGTGCTCGATCTTAATTTTGACTGTAGATGTTCTGGAGCTTTTGGACGATTTCCCCAAGACACTTCGATTTCATGCTTACCTTGAGGTCTTCGGGAAGGGAAGTGATTTTTGTTCCTTTAAGATTGAGCCGCCAACCGATATCAAGTCTCTCTGGGAGAGAAGTTATTGGCGTATTTGAGATATCAAGAGACTGTAATTTCAAACCTGCTGGAAGAGATGTGACAAACGTGTTGCTGAGGTCAAGGGTGCCAGCTATCTTGGCATCTTCTGGTATCGATTGTATTTGAGTGTTTGATAGATAAAGATTTCCACCCACCTTGAGACCTTTTGGGAGTGACTTTATGGGCGTGTCAGTCAAGTCAAGAAATCCACCTACCTCAAGACCTTCTGGGAGAAATGTTATCATTGTCCCCGCAAGAACAAGGGATTCTTTTACTTTAAGACCTTCTGGAAGAGATGTGATAGATTTTGAATTAAGCTCAAGACTTCCATTTACGATTCTTTCTTCGGGAGGGACGGTTTTTAACCTTCTGAGAACTTTAAGAGAAGAGTCTTCGTACTTCTCTTCTTGCCACCCACCGCTTGCTGACCTTCTGAGTGATGGTTTGAGTCTTTCTCTATTAACCTTAGTCCAGCTTTTATTTAGAACATTCTTCCATGCAATCGGAACTGCTGTTGTTGGATCATAGACAACAGCGACATGGCCGTCGTTTTCGCCTGTGAAGACAAGACCTTTTACTATACCTTTTAGAAACTTTGAAGCAGAGCTTGCAGCAGCAGAGGTTGCGTATCTGAATTTGTTAACGGGTGTTGCTTTTAGCAGGTTAATAACTTCTTTGCTAAGGCCAAGCTCTTGAGCCTGCTCTGCAATTGAGAGAGGAGCTTTGTAGACTTTTAGAGCAATCTCAGGATCGAAGATGATGTAGCCGTAGAGGTTCAATTTCAGCTTGATGACGTGGTCGCCATAGTCACCTTTTTCTGTCCTGGACCCTTTAAAATTGTAGACAGTGTAAAGACCTTTTCCGTACATAAAACCCGCTCCTCTACCAGGAACGAGCTCATCGTTCAGAAGAGCAGAAATCAGAACTTGTGGGTCAGCCCTCGTCCCGTGATAGACAATTGCCTGAGCACCGTAGACCTCTTCAAGGAGAAGAGTCTCACGGATGAGTGAACGGAGGAGTGAGTGAGTCATTGATTTGAGGCTACCTTCAAATACTCTAATTATCAAGGAGGCGAGGCAAATTTGCCTCGCCTTGCAAAAAACAACCGAGCTTGCTTTTATGAAAGAATCTTTAGCTTTTTTGAGCGAATGTTAAGACCAAAATCAGAGCTGTCAACTTCTCCTACACAAGGTGTGTAAGGCTCGTATGATGCACCCGTCCAGTCCCACATATACATTCTTTTTGAAACGCCTGATTCTCCCACAACATCAAGAAGAAGGTAAGGCTTCCCTTTCTTCGTTTTCTTTTCTGTCGTAGACTTAATCACAAACCAGTAGATGTCAAAACCATCCCAGTTGTCTACTGACTTGATGTCATTCTTTTCAATTTTTTCTTTTATTTCTTGAGGAATAAGACTTACTGCATCAACAGAGCCTACAATGTCTTTTTGGAAAAGAGCTCGCTCTCTTCTTGACCATTCTTCCATCCCTTGCGTTTCTAAAGCAATTTCCTGTAGTTTCTTCCACCCTGCATGAGGGTCTTTCTTTGTTGATTTCTTGATCTGCCCTTGACACTCAATGATGCAATGATGCATGTGCTTGTATGAACTAAAGAATTTTCCTTCGCCTACAAGATCCATTGACTCAAACGCGCCCATTTTTACCAAAGCTTCAAATGCTCTGCGGTTAAACTTAGAATTTTTCCAAGTTCCATTCTCATTGTAAAGAAGTGACTTGATGTCAGAGTAGGGACGAAACTCAAGAATTTCATCAATTGCTGCCTTACCAACAGATTTCAAGGTTGAGAATGAAGGAACAAACGCTTTTCTTGTTTTTGAAATTCTCCAGTTCATTCCAGATTCGTTAATGTCAACATTTCCAATCTCATAACCGAATGACTTAATTTCAGAGATTGCTTTTGCTCTTGAATCTGGGTTTCCGATCATTGACTCCATGTATGCACAGAGCCACTCTGCTTCGTAATAAGTTAGCAACCAAGCGCAATAATAAGAATCCATTGCGTATGAAATTGCGTGAGAAGCGTTGAAACCATAACCTGCGAAGAAAAGAATGTCATCCCAAAGCTTTGAAGCAATTTCTTCCTTCACTCCATTTCCGATTGAACCTTGAACGAAAGAATCTTTCATTGCTTTCGCTTTCTTCATTGATTCTTCAGGGTTACCGCCTTGACGCTTGAGAATGTTCTTTCTAACTTTGTCACACTCTGGCTTTGGGAAGCCAGCAACAACGTTACAAAGAGCCATTAATTGTTCCTGAAAAATAATGCAACCAAAAGTGGGTTCAAGAACCTGCTTGATAAGTGGATGCTTGTAGTCAATCGAGTAAGGGTTTGATCTTGCTTCAAGGTAAAGTTTATCAACGTTTGCAGCAAGAGGTCCTGGTCGAAAGATTGAGGTTAGAGTTGCAATGTCAACTAGAGAGCGAGGTCTTCCCTTTTCAAAGAGTTTGCATGCTCCGCGACTTGTAAGCTGAAATACTCCGGGTGAGCGATGGCTTGCTTGGTGATAAACATTTTCGTAGACCTTTTGGTCATCAAAATCAATTACTTCATTTGACATATGCTTGTCAAACCAAGAGCGAACCTGATCGAACGATGGGTCTTCAATTCCTTCGTGTCTATGAAGAATGAGCTCAATTGTTCTGCGAATAATTCGAAGTGTTTCAAGACCAAGAAGGTCGAACTTTACCCACCCGAGCATTTCTAGATGCTTGTAGTTCATACCTTCTACCCACGGAGTCTGTTGTTCTCCGCGAGAAGCAATAAGAGGCATACGTTCTGCAATTTTTTCTGCAACGATTACACCACCAGCATGACGACCAAGCGACTTGTTCTGTCTAAAAAGAACTTTTACGCTCTCGCCAATGTGAGGATAGCGATCGATGAACTCTCTAAATGGCTTTGAATGTTCATAAGAGTCCTCGTACGTAAGAACGAACAAGTTCTTGTCATCGCCAACCTTTTTAGTTGCGTTGATGACGTCAGTGTCTGCTGTTTTAAGAGCGTCGTTCACCTCATCAAGTGGGAGACCATAAAACCTTGAAATGTCTCGAATAAGAGACTTGAGTTTGAAGGTATTGTAGTTTGAGATTGGGACGATGTTTTCTGAACCGAAGTTGTTTCTTAGAAGCTCAAGAAGAAGATCGCGGTTCTCAACATCAGTATCGATGTCAGGAAGACCTTCACGATCAGGCGAAAGAAACCGCTCAAAAAGCAGATCGTATTTGATTGGATCTACATCAGTAATTCCAAGAACATAACAAACGATCGAACCCGCAGCACTTCCTCTTCCCGGCCCGATGAACATTTTTTCTCTAGCAATTCCAATGATCTCCTTCATTGTTAGGAAGTAGGATGCAAAGTCCTTGTCCTTGATTACTTTAAGCTCATAGAGTGCTCGATCAATGTATTCGCGGTTTGTGTGAAGACCCTTTTTGCGAAGTCCATCTTTCACAGCCTGCGTAAGGGCTGCGATCGCAGTTTGCCCTTCTGGAATTACATAGGTTGGAAGCTTAACAGACTTGTCAGGCTGAACGTTTCCGATGAATTCATGAGCAATGTCCCAGGTTCTTTCTACAGCTTCTTTTACAAGAACATCATCATAGAAATTTGCATCATCTCGAGTCTCTTGGTAAGTCTCCCAAACCTGCTTTGCATTCTTTGGGTAGAGTTCACACTTGAGATCTTCAACTGATTTTGGAAGAGCGTCTGGGTTGAAAGTTTCGTAGTTTAGACGACCAAGCTTCTTGTAAATTTCACGCTCTCGCCAATGCTCTGGACGTGCATAGTGAGAGTCGCAGGTAACAATGAGCTTGTCAGTGATGCCTTCACGACGAGCAAATTCAATAAGCGCTCTGTTTGTAAGGTGCTGAGCTGGTAGCTTGTTGAACTGGAGTTCTAAGTGTGCATTTTGAGCACCAACAGCTTCTGTGATTTGACCCCAAGTGTTTCCAATCCGCGACATTACGCGGTCCATTAGTGTCTTGTTGTCAAGAAGCTTCCAGTTTAAATTTTCAAACTCAATTCCTTGAAGTTCCTGAAAGATTTCGAACGACAATGGTCCGCCAATACAAGCAGTCGAAACGAAGAACTCTCCCTTAGCTGCGTTCTTGAGCATCTTGTAGTCAATTCGAGGAAAGCGATAGAAGCCTTCTGAGTATGACTGCGATACAAGCCCAAAAAGTCTTTCAAGAGCAGCTGACGTCTTTGGAATAACCACGAGGTGGTGTCGACGGTTAACAGGCTTGTAAAGCTTTGTTGACTTTGTTTCTTCTTCGTTCTCTGTCGTTAGAGACGCGACCTCTTCTGCGCTAACAGCAACTGTCTCATCATCCTTGTCCGTGATGACTGTTAGAGGCGTCGCAATTTCATTTGAAGGGTTTTTTGAAGAGTCAAGGTCACGTTTCCACTGGTCAAGGTCTGGGTGCAGATACATCTCACATCCCGGAATGAGCTTGAAGCCCCCTCCTGCTTTGTTGAGTTTATCTGCATGAAGCCAAGCATGACCAAAAGAATTCATGTGACCGTGGTTGGTCATTGACCATGCATCGAGACCGTTCTCGCGGCAAAAATCAATGTGTTCTTGGGGAAGGCCAAGTCCATCAAAGGTAGATTTTCAAGAGAACCCATCGTGGCTATGTAAACCGACAAAACGGTTAGGCATAACCACGGGGTTCTCTGGACTCCGTGCGCTCATTTTTACTCCCAGTTGACAAACCCACCATAGGTTTGGTATAATTCATTATATTCAACTGGACCTATAATTTTCAGGTCAATTTGAGGAAATTTTTGCTTAAAAAGCTCTATTTTTTCTTTTGACGCTTGGGACATGTATCCCTTTATTTCATAGAAGCAATCGCCAACTTTAAAATCAGGTATGTATGATTTCCCATTATCAAGTGAAAAGTACTCTGGTTCATACTCAAATTCTTTTTGAAGATAACGAAGAACTCTTGCAAAATTTGCTTCCCAAGAACTTCTTACATAAAATCCGAGATCTTCTCGAATGCCTCCTCTTCCTCTGTGTCTTAAGCGTTTTCCTTTAAGAATTCTTTCTGCAGCTGCTATGCTCATTTTTTTGCATGCTTCTTTACTTAGCTTTCTGCCTTTTGCTTTTTGAGAAAGCCTACGCTTTCCTTCTTCAGTTTGCGTCCAGTGAAGCCCTTCTCTTTTCATCTTTCCACTAGACCACTTCTCTTTCATAATACGAGAAAGCTTTTTTCGATGATCGTCAGTATTTGGATTCCACCCTTCTTCATACTTTCTTTTCATCATTTCGCTTTGCCACTTACGTCTCTCTTCACTTTGAACGTAAGTACCACCGTCTTTTCGTGTCTTTACCATTTTTGATGTAGTGCAAAGGCTACAACGTTGCATGGTCTGACGACGAGTGTTATCAAGAAAAGAGAACCCACAGTCAGGACATTTTTTTTGAATGCCTACGTCTGACTCTCTTGACTCTTTTCTTTGAAGAGATCTAAAAGCATACCCGCATTCTTTACCGCAAGTTGCTTTGTTTCTTTTTTTGTATTCAACTAGAAATTTTGAATTGCAAATCTTGCAAACGTTTTCGACCAAGTTTGGCATCTTGTCTCCATAGACATAATAGATATCAAACTTGGTCGAAAATTACAAATTTTTGCTAACTATTTCACTTTTGTGTGAACGTAACAACGTAGGTTACAATATCACCGCCTGGACCTTCAAAGTCAATCTCAAGAGAATTTGGCCCAGCAGCTCTGTAGTCCATAATTGATGGGGCGAAGGTGTCGAGTCCTTCCTCATCAGCTTTCTCAAGAAGACTTAGAAGATCGCTTGCTACGGTCGCAGGACTTGTAGTTGGAGATCCATAAGACGGCATCTCTTTTAGAATTTGGTTTCTTACAATTTTTCTGATTTGTGACTCTGTGATTTTCATAAAATTCTCCGGAACAGAATTAAGTATTCAGGTCCATCGTAAAATAATCAAAATTTTTCTGATTCGTCAATTACAACTTCTTCGTCAATACCGAACTTTTTCAATGATGCTCGAGGAACGCTTCGTACTATTTGAGAATCGAAATAAACGTCATACGCAATCATAACGTTTATTTGACCAAATTCTTTGTATGAGACTTCATAGGGACCTTTCATAACAACGCCAATGCTATTAGAAAAGTCAAGAGTTACAAGGTCTCCTTTTTTAAAATTCAATCATCTTCCCTTGCAGGCTGTATGGTGTTAAAGCCAGTTGGGTAGTATCTCATTTCTCCTGAGACTAAAACCGCGTAGTGTTTTAAGTGTGGGTATTTTGCTTTTACATCTGCTGTTGGAATTCCTGTTCCGCAATAGAGCCCAACAGCGCACTTGTTTCCGTACTCATTGATTACTCGAACTTTTGTTTTACCTGCTTCCATAATTTACCTCTAAAAATAATAGTTGATACAAAGAATTTTTTGTAAAAGAATTTTTTGTATATGTATACTCAGTCGCCGTATCTTCGAGAGAATAAAGAAGTAAAATTTGCTACTACGTATCTAGAAAAATTTTCTTCAGTTGCAGAAGGATTCTCTTTTTTGTAAAGCTCAAACCCTATTTGGTTGTTTTTTTCAAGATCAAACAAATAGGATGGAGGAGACTGAGATCTTCTGTATGACTTGTTCAAGTAAGACCTCTTGTCAATAGTCGCTCCTTTTGGATTGTGAAGACGACAATCATCATCTGGGTCAGGTGTTACAGGCTGGGAAACATCATCAAAAGGAGCCGACTCTACATCGCTTCTTAAAGAGTATTTTTTCCACACATTTTTTGCAGAAGATGACACTGCCCCTCTGTCAGGAGAAAGTCCGCCTGATTTCCACATTGCAATTTCGTAAGCGAGCGGGCCTGCTTTGTACAAAGGGTTTGACGCAGAAAATTTTACCTGAAGAGCGTTGTTGCATTTCCCAAAATTTTTGTGAGGCTTGCCGCACTCAACTCCAGCAATAACAAACAGGTCGTCGTTTTTATCTTTTGACTTTGACTGAAGGTGCTCTTCTAACTTTGACAAGCTGTAAATGTAGACGCCAAAACTTCCTGTCGCTCTATTTGTTTTAGTGACTAGACAAGCAAATTCGTCAACGTCGAATCTTGGCTTTGGCTCTTTAAGAATCTCTGATATGAGACCCCTCATAAGATTTTCCATTAAAACTCCAGAATTTAAGTATTATGCTGAAGTTTTTTAACAAGGGTTATTTCGATACCACTCAATAAGCTCAAGGATTCTTGGAACGTCTGAATCGTCACAGTCTTTGTATGAACGTCCAAGACGAGAGAGAAGTCTTTCGTAAATGTGTGCATACGAATTTCTAACCTTTAGAAACTTACAAGGTGGGAGCTTTCCTTTTAGATGGTCTCCTGCCTCTCTAGCTTTCTCTCTGATTAACTGAGTGTTCTCTGGTGAAAGTGACATAGGTTACCTCATACTATTTGTAGAAGTGTCTCAGATTGAATCCTGTGACACTGGGGAGCATAATCTGACTATCCTCTATGCTGAACCAATAGAGTTAGAATCTCCTAAGCAAAAAAGGTTTCTGAAGGGTCATTTGCTAATTGACAATTAGAAACGGACCAGAAACCTGCTTCTTTCTACTAAGAGATAAGAAGATTTTTTCTAGTCCGCTTCAGTTTTTCAACTAATTAAATTTAATTAGAATTTAAATTAGTAGAGAATTTTAGATTGTAAAATTCAACAGTATTAATTGAGCTAAGAAGACAGCGACTGAGATTGCTGTCATAATTTTCAAATTTTTTCTACTCTTGTCAGTCTCTTTATTTATTTTTACAAGAACGTCCTGATAATTCTGATAGATTTCTTTACGAGTAGCCTCTGACTCAGTCTCAATTTCAATTCTTTTTTCTTCAAGAGTTGCCAGAGATGAGTCTAGATTCTTTTCAAGAGTTTTTTTAGCATCTCCAACTGTTGACTGAAGAGCTGTTTCAGCGTGAGATCTGCTAAATTCCTGAAGTCCTTTTGCGTCTAGAATTGAATCAAGTTTTGACTCAAGAGCTTCAACTCTTTCTTTTACAACAAAAGTAGCACCAGCGTTGATAATTGCCATAGTTTCTCCTATCTGATTCTTTTGACAGGTCTTTCACCTGCTTTTCTTCTTTCAACTCCTGACTTTATTCTTCTTACTCTTCCGAGCTTATCGACTATGTCAAAGTCAGGTTTTGACTCAAGCTCTTTAATTATCTCTGACAGAGCAGATTCATCAGGCTGCTTGATTCCCATAATGTCGCAGCATTTTTTCAACACTTTAATTCTTTTTTGAAGATCACCAAAAGATGTTCCCCAAGCCCAACTAAGTGTTTTTTGAGGCTGCTGTATTTCTTCTCTTAGAGAGAAGATTTTACTTTCAAGACCTTTTTCAAGTTCTTCCTCAGGAATTCCTGCGTCAATTTCAAGCTCAGCAGCAATTTCAGCAAGAACAGAATAATTTCCTGACTCGTATGACTCGTTTGCTTCTCTATAGAGAGAGACAAGTCTGTCTCTTTGATAGTCATCAAGATCATCAAGTGAATTGACTCGATCAGGATGAGTCTTCAAAACGATAAGTCTAAAAGCTTTCTTTGCCCAAGGGGGAGCTGGTGTCTCATCATTCTGTAGACTTTCAATGTGCTCTTCAATTGGAGTATGATTTTGAGAAGTCTGCTCTTCATTGTTAGGTGCTTCAGCTGTGGGCTGAGACCTGCGAATGTCTGGAGCGTTTGACTTCTCAACAACATCATTGAATTGAGCAAGAGCTCTTACAGCGCGATTACAGTCGTGATCATAAGACTGTTTTCTTTCTAAGATTTCATCGCGTTGTAATTTTAAGTCTCTAAGAACTCGAGCAAGAGAAGCTGAGCGAGACATTATTTCTTACCGCGAAGAGCTCTCCAAATCTCAAGTGGCCAGAGAAGAGACTGCTTGTAGCGCTCTTTTGTGCTCTTTGAAGCTGTTGCACACTCTGACTTTGTTTCACGCGAACGAGCAGATGCTCCAAGGTCCTGCAAGAAATTTACAACAACAATTTTTGACACAAGAGAAGCAAAGGCAATAGCAGTGTATTCAACTGGAATTACAAAGCAAAGAACATAAAGAATTGTCTGGTAGTTATCGAGCATTTTTCCTCCTTGCTCTAACTATTATCTTCGTGTCCTTCGTTGTCATTCTTCTGATTATTTTCTCTCATTGCAGCTGCTTTTCTTTTCACTCTTAAAGTTTCTGGTCTCTCCCCAGGAGCGCGTCTTGCGTCAAGATCTTTCTCACTTTTTGCAAGCTCTTCAATTCGATTTGCTTCTCTTAGATGATGAGCGCTTCTTTCTCTTAAACTTTTGCTTGCAAGACTAACACCCTCAGCTTTTCCAGACAATTTGGCAGCATCACTTGACAATGTTTCGCCAAGAAGCTTTATTCCTTGAAGAGTTTCTTGAACAGCTTTTATGAGCGACGCAAGTCGAAGCGAAGAGTCGCCATCAGAGAGAGCAGCATTTATTGCAGGTGCAAGTTTAGACTCAAGGAGCGTGCTAATTTCTTTCACTGTTTTCGACGATTGCTCTCGAGTCTTGGCAGCGAGTCCTATTTCTTCGCTCTTTTTTTCAAGATCAACCGCTGACGTTAAAAGCACCAATGAAGCCAATTTTTCTTTTTCTGTGTTCATAAAGAAAATGTATGTGTTCTTTTAAAAAGTAAAGGGGTGGGATCCCGAAAGATCCCACCCCAGTCGTTTACTTACGAATAAGCAAACTAACGAACGTCATCAGACCTTGACGATTGTGACGACGTCGTCAGCCTTCAGGCCGAAAGCAAACTCGAGTGAAGGAGCTGTTTCGTCCCAGGTGTAATCAGCACCTGCGGCGAGAAGCTGACCGTTCACGTAAACGAGCTCAACACCGCCGTTGTCCTTCAGGCTGTTCATGACAGCGTCGAGGCCGGCATCCTGACCAACGAATTCGCCAGAAGCGAAGTCAGCGGCGAGGGTGTAGGCAGCCTTCTCGGCTGAAGAAGCGCCAAGGTTGGCGTGGAGGGTGTTGATTGCCTCTGCAACTGAGGCGTACTCTTCTGGAAGAGCGCTGTAGGTTGCATCGGTGAGCTGGAGAGCGAGGCTCAGTGTGATTGTGCCATCTTCGTCGTCAGCAACTGCAATCTCGTACTCTGTGCCAGCAACGAAGTTGACAAGCTCAGCAGCTTCGAGAACACCAGCGTTTGACCAGACGAGCTTGTTTGCCATACCGGTGAGGGTAAGACCAGCAAACTCGACGCTTGAAGCTGGAGCAACGTCCTGACCGATTGAGGCGGTGAAGGCGTTGATGGTTACGCCTGTACCAGCAACGTAAGGTGTAGCATCGATCTGGCCGTCTGCGACGGAGTCGATACCGAAACCTTCCTTGAGGTAACCAGCGAACTGAGCAGCGGTGACCTCTTTGAGGTTACCTGAAGCGTCTGCCCAAACAAGAGCTTCGCTGAGGTCAAGAGCCTGGAGCTCATCAGCGGCGAACTTGTCTGAAGCAATCCACTTGCCACCGTCGGCTGTTGCCCAACGGATGTTCTCACCAGCAGTCTCCTCACCGAGGTAGATACCAGCACCGTCAACGAGTGAACCTGAAGAGATGACGATTTTGGCGTCCTTGACCAGGAGGTTTTCGGTGTCGATGTAGGTGAGTGCGCCTGCAACTGAGAGGCTACCAACGACTGAAACGTCGCCTGAGAAGGCACCGTTAACAGCTTCGAGGTTACCGTCGATTGCGAGCTTAGCACCGTCGAAGACAAGCTTGGCTTCATCCTTCATTGAACCGTCGGCATCTACAATGTAGAGGCGCTGAGCGGTGTCACCGTCGATCTTCATTGCAGAGGCTTCTACTGTGCCTGAGGCGTCAACACCACCAGCAACAGAAAGCTTGGCGTCAGCAAAGGTGAGGTTGGCCTCGTCCTTCATTGAGCCGTCGGCGTCTACGATGTAGAGGCGGCCAGCAACGTCACCGTCGATTGCAACAGCAGCTGCAGCGACGGTTCCGGAGGCGTCAACGCCACCGGCAACGTTGAAGTTTGTACCGTCGAAGGTAAGCTTGTCGGTGTCCTTGATTTCACCGTTGCCGCCTACGATGTACATACGGCCGGGAGTGTCGCCGTCGATCTTGATTTCGTTGGCAGAAACTCCACCGTTGAAATCAGCAGCACCAGATACGGTGAGCTTGTTGTCGAGCTTGGCGTCACCAGCGAGATGTGACTCCATTACGACATGAAGATCGCCACCGAGCTTCATTCCGGCAGAACCAGTCAGAGCCTGTGAGAACTGACCGGCATCCTGCTCGGTGAATGAAGGAGCGCCGGTGATGCGCTTGATTGCGCCGGCGAAGTGACCAAGAACGTCCTGAAGGTCTGCGGCTGAGCCAGCAGCAGGGACTCCAGCAGCCTTAGCAGCGGCCTCGATTGAAACGAGGGAGCCGGTGACTGCGTCAAGTCTAAGTTGAGTGCGTGCCATTTTGTTTTATCCTGTTGTTTGAGTAACAATCCACTCTGCACCATGCTTTGTGGGTACATCGACTGGACTCGTAGTCCAAAAAGCGTTTGTTTCGAGCAATCGTTTTACGATCCTCTTACGCTGACTTGAACTTTGACAGGACTTTTACTGGACTATTGTCCGTAGAGCATTCGCTTCAGCTGCTTCATAGCAGCGTCAAATTTCGGATGATCCGAAACTATGTATTGTTGAGAAAGTTGTAAAGCTTTATTCGAGTTGTCATCAAATGTAAACTCGAATTTACCTCCGACTTTTTTAGCAGAAAGTATTATCATGCCACTCATAAGAAGAAATGCTGCAAGTGATATGTCTGATGTTACATAAGTCATGATGTTTCCCTTGATTTAAGTAACACCGACTTCGACAAATAAGCTCAATTAGTATGAATAAGTTGCAAAAAATCTTGATTCTTCTATGCTTTCAAGATCATCATTGAGAGAAACCGTGACATCATTGAGGCTATAATCTTCATTTTGCGTGAGAAGCTGTCCGTTCATGAAAATCATAAGAGATTCAGGCGGGTTAGGAGAATTATTTAGTTGAATTAGCGAAATGCCGTTTACTAATTCAACTTTAACAGGCTCATTGATAGAATAAGATTTTAGAGCTATTTGATAAGTGTAAAGAGCTGATAAAACATCATCTGGCTCTGGAGGGCTTAAAAGTGTGACTGTTGTTGACGACAACATGTAGTCAGCTTCACTTCCTCTAGTTAGAAGCTGACCATTTTTGAAAAACATTAATGAAGAAGCTGGTGACGGTGTTGATGGCAATGTAAACACTACATTTTGTCCGTTTATTTCTCCTTCTGGCTTGACATTCATTTCAACGCCGATTCCTACGCCGCTTGCACGAGATCTTACTGCGTCAAGACCTTCTTCAAGCGCCGTTATTCTTGTTACAGTTTGATTGTAAGACGAAGAAACAACGTTGACCGTCTCTTCAACGCTTGTGAATCGTGGATCTATTTCTGACAGAATGTTGATTATGTTTTGAATTTCGTAAGAAATAGACCCGCTTAAAGATGAGATTTTTTGGTCAAGAAAAGAAACGTTGTTATCAAGCAAACTCATTTTTTGAGGCATTTCGCCTATAGCAGAATTTATGTTAGTAAAATCAACTATTGCATCAACAACAACTTTGCCGTCTGATCTTTGATTTAAATTAACTCCTGTTCCCGCAATAAGCGCAAGAGATCCGTCTGGGTAGTTTAGGGCTCCAATTGCTCCGCCATCAAGATAAGAAGGACCGAGTAGTTTAGAGTCACCAGAAACAATTAGGTTCGCAGATTTTTCGACAACGCCAACGTTTAGATTATGAAATGTGCTGATGCTTCTAATCTTTTTGTTTTTTGGGTCACGAATAGAAACAAAATAGTCTGATTCGAGTGCTGGTCTTGATAAAGCTGCTGTCATTTTTGCATAGCCTCACAAGACTATGTATCACACAAACACGAAGGGGGTGAAACAAGTTCACCCCCTTTTCATCAATATCCGTCTTCTAAACGTTTCATAATTACTCTATGCTTTTCTTTGTATGACTCAAGAAGATCATCAGGAGTTACACCTACAAGAATTAAAGCTGTGAAGAAGTAATTAAGAGCGTCAACATTTTCTTCGATAAATGCGCTCTTGTTGAACTGAGTAATCTCGGTCTTTCTGTGAGGTTTGCTATTTTTTAGCTCTTGAAGAGCTTCAAAAATTTCTTCAACTCCTCGAAGAACAGATTCACGAAGAACTTGCTGACTTTCCTTTTTGGTTACATCAAGAGGCCAAGAAGGGTAAATACCAGAAGACTCATTTAGAGCATTCATAAACTCTTCACGAAGATGAAACATCTCGTGAAGAGAATCAGAGCGTGTCTTCATTTCCATTTGCCGCTGCGGTCAAAAGATTTTCAATGTTTCTGTTTAAGTTTTCAAGAAATGAATCGGTTGGATTTAGAAGCTCGCCGTCTGCCTCAACACGAAGTGTTCGAAGATTATCAACGATATCAGTTCCAGTTAGAATGCCAACCTGAACAAGCTTTGCGATTACTGCGATTGTCTTATCTGAGAGTGTGAAAGTCATTGTGCCTCCATTTTAACAATACTATTATTTTTTTAATGTTTAGAACTTTTGTAGATTCTTTCGATTATTGTCTCAATAACCTTTGGCGTTTCATTTTGTGACGCTACGCTAAATGCTCTTCCTGATGGTAGAAGGGCTTCATAAATTTCTTGATCATTCCCTCCTGGTCCTGTCCTGTCACCAACGAACCAAACGTTTCTTTCCTTGTAGTGGTTTAAGGCGTAAGTTTTATCCCACCCGTCAGGATAGATGTCAAAACTTGTAGAACCTCCGAGCTTAATTGTCAAGCTCTCTCCAAAGCTTGTTTTTAGTCGAGAACTGAGCGATTGAAGAATTCCTTTTCTCCAAGAATTCTTGGCATCAAATTTTTCAAAATCGCCTCTTTCAAGATCGTTTGCATCGCGTCCAACAGGACACCAATTTAACAAACTACGACGATACGAGAGAAACGTTCCAGTGTATGGAAGATCGTATGACATCATTGTGTATCTTTGGTGCTGGTCAATTTCAAGAAGAAGCTTGTTGTAGTTTAGCTGACCGAGCTTTGATTTTATGTTCGGTCCCGGGTCCATTTCTGTCCAGCTATTTGCTGATAGGAACCAACGCTGCGTTCCATTGCAAGGAAGAATGTCAAGAACGATGAAGTCGTCATTTCCTTCAAGCTGCTCTTTTACGTACGAAATACCAGAGCCTGTTACAATTCCCACATCTGCAAATCGACTTAAATTCTTCAATGCAAGAAAATTTTCTCGTGTAATCTTTTTGCGAGGCGGAGTAAGTGTTCCGTCAAGATCAAAAAGAACAACATCTCTCTGGTTCATTTTTCATCTCCATATCCAAATGCTTCAATTGTATGCTCAAAAGGATTGTCTGGAATTTCTTTTACAAGACCGAGCATTTGGTTTGCAATTTCACGAATTTCTAGCTGAGCATCGGGTTTCATTCTCAATCCAAGAAAGTGATGAAAAGATCGCCAGTTGAACATTAAATCCATCGTAATCTGGTTTCCATACGGAAGATAAAAGCGTGCAGACTCTTTTGCTCTTTTTCGATTCATCCCTCCGCTAACAAGTCGTTCAAGAGTTTTGTGATATTCTTCAAGAGCGTTTTCCATAAAAGCGATGTACTGTGTTTGCTCTTCAAGAGGCCAGTCGTGAGGAACATAGTACTTGTCGTCTTTGAGCTCTTTGTAACGCGCCGACTCGCCATTAATTGAAACGCCAATTCTGTGTTTCAAAAGATGAATGTGACTTGCTGTGTCCACTGTAACAAGAAAGTGGAGACTTGACTTCTCAAAGACAGTGTGGTGTCCTTGACTAGCAAGCATCTTTAGAAGCTGCGGGATCCTGTTGCGCTTTTCATCATTGAGGTCACGACTTGTACTTGTCCAAGCTGAGAGAGCGTGAGTCTCGTCAGAGCCGTACCACCCCATTAGTTCAACGCTGTTTTTTCGATCAGACATCTTTTTCTCTTTTTGTTATGTACTTTTCCCAAAGAATTTCATAAACCCACTGGACACACATCAACAAAATTCCAGTGGTTAAAGTAATGCCTACAGATTTAACTGTTTCACCTGTGATTATGAAACTTGAGATAAAACTGCAGGCCATTGAGATAACCCGCCAAACGACAACCTTCAAAAGAAGACTAACGTTGGCGGATTGATTGTTCATCAAACTAGCGAGAAATCAACGCTAACCTTTACCTTAAAAGTAGGCAGACGAAGATCATTTGCAAGATTGTGTGTCTTTGCTTCGGTTGCGTCAAGATACCAGTCTGCGTGACCGCGATCATGAACAATCTTTAGGAAGTAGTCTGGTTGCTTACCACAGTTACGAGCCATCATTTCATAGACCTTCTTGTTAAGACGGTCAGCTTCCTTCGAGTCAGCTTTTACCTCTTCAACCTTTCCCCAAGAACCAGATGAAACATCGTGAATCATAAGGGTCGAATCAGGATCCATGAATCGCATACCTTCTGCACCGAAGGTAAACAAAATTGCTCCGCAAGACATTGCCTTGCCTTCAACAATTGTTGCGACAGGAATTCGAGATGACTTAATTGCAGAGATCATTGACATAAGAGAGTAGACCTGTCCACCGTACGAATCGATGATAACAGGAATAACAGTCTGACCGGTATTCTGAGCAATGCTCATTGCCTCAACGAAATCTTTTGCAGAATCTTCATCGAACTTGTTAACCCGAATAATCACCGGGTCGTTTCGAAGCTCAACTGACTTTAGATGCTCTGATAAATCTGCAATGAAATTCATAGGATATCCCTTTTTAGTTAGGTTTTTGATTAGCTTAATGAACTCTTCTTCTTCTTCACTTGCACTTTGAGTAACCGCAGCTCGGGCACGAAAGACACCCTTCTTGATAGACGAGTTCTTGGTTACCACACTCAGTGCATCCCTTTTCACTTGATTTAGTACCATTCTTAATGTATCCTTTCAAAACTCTTGCAATCACTTTTGCAAACGAAAACATATCACTGTTTTTATCTTTTTGTAGCTGCTCTACAATGTACTGTAAGGGAACCTCGTGTCGTAGTGCCAGGGAGATTGTCCTTGTGAATGCGCCCTGGGTTGGGTTGTCGAAAAGATTGACGACGTCTTTGAAAACGATTCCTTCTACATCATTGACAGGAACCTCGAGGTTGTATGTTGCAACACCGTCCCTCTTACCATTTTTAACCAATGAACCTGACTTGTATCGCTTTGGAAGCTCAATATTGTCAGAAATTCCACAAAATACTTCGTATGGCTTTTCATCATTTAGACCGACAAGAACAAGCCAAGTGTTCGTCTTGCCGTCCAAGTCTTTTACGTTTACGCGATGAATGTCGCAAGGAAGTGACTTCTGTCTTTTTGGAGACAGTCTCCCTCCCTCAGCCTTCTTTTGAGTTGTAGCTTCATCAACTTGAACAAGAACGCCTGTTCTGCAGCCATCTCGATAAACAGTGAAGCCTTTGCAACCTGATTTCCAAGCCTGCATGTAAACATCGTTTACTGTTTCTCGAGTAGCAGAATTAGGCAGGTTACAAGTCTTAGAGATTGAGTGATCAATCCAGCGTTGTGCAACTGACTGAATTTCAACGGACTTCAACCAGTCGATGTCGTTTGCTGTTCCTCCCCAATAAGGAGAATCAGTCGGGTCAGACTTTCCTGTTACTTCCATCCACTTCTTAAAGTTGTGATGATAGACAGTGTATTCCTGCCACTTGTCTCCCATAGCATCAACAAAATCAACTCTTGATGAAACGTCTCCTTGAGTTACTTTTCTACGTCTCTTGTAAGAGAGAAGGAACGCAGGCTCGATTCCAGAAGTTGTCTGAGTGAGAATTGAGATTGACCCAACAGGAGCGGTTGTTGTGAGTGCAATGTTTCTTCGACCTGTTTTTTTCCACATTGCTAAAGCATCGAAATCGTCTGTTTGACAAGCTTCGATCACTCTACGAGTGTATTCATGATCCATTTCTTTCTCATAAGAGAAAGATGGGAAAGAACCTCTTTCTTCTGCAAGAATAAGAGAAGATGAATGAGCTCCCACAGCAAGAGCCTTGTAGATTTGCTCTGTGATTTCAACCGATTCATCTGAACCGTATCTAATTCCAAGAGATGCAATTGCGTCTCCAAGACCTGTGATTCCAAGACCTGTTCTACGACCTTTCAGACCTGCCGAGCGAATCTTTAGCCACAAATCATGTTCAATTTGCTTTACATGCTGAGGTTGTGGATCACTTTCAATTTTAGAAAGAATTCTATCAACACACTCAACTTCAAGATCAACAAGATCGTCCATCAAGCGCTGAGCTTTCATGACTGTATCTTTGAAAGAAGCAAAATCAAATCTTGCATTCTCTGTAAACGGATCAATAACAAACGAAAGAAGGTTTGTGACGATTAACCTGCAAGAGTCATAAGCGCTGAGTGGGATTTCACCGCAATTATGAACTAAAAGATTATTTGCAAAAAAGTTATGAGTATCATCGACCGTAAGATCATAAACATCTTCATTTTCTGAAGATTCAATACAGTCAATTTCATCCCACAGAACTAAATTCTCAGACACTTGGTTTCTCCATTTTTTTAATTTTCTTCCATTCTACCATTATTTCTTTTGATGTTCTTTTCACTAGATTAAAAAGTTCATCATCTATGATTATTTCAGAATTAATTTCTGGGTATTCGGATTTGAATTTTTCAAATTTTTCAATTCTTTCTAAAGATCCGTTTGACCAAGTTGATTTAATTTCCACAATCTTTAAAAGATTCTTTTTTTCATCGTAAATGAAAAAATCAGGCCTGTATTGAGTTCCATCAGACAAACGATAATTTGTAACCTCAGAATCCCAAACAACCCCTGATTCATCTAAAAATTTTGCGTATGCAAACTCCCAAGAACTTCTTAACCAAACGTACTTAGAAAGTGATTTGTTAAGATACCATCCGCTTGCGTACCTTTTATTTTCTTTGTGCATAGTTTTTAGATTGTTATTAGCTGGCCAGTTTTTCCACGGATTATTTTTTTTTGCTCTTTCAGAACGAATCTTTTTAAGACTGTCTGTGATGCAATTATTTCCAGTCCTTTTTTCAATTTCAAGTTTTGAAAAAATTGTTCTAAGTCTTGTGTATGATGCGTTTCCTAAAAGAGAACTTAACAGCTTAAACCCAAAGCCTAAATCATGATAAAGATAGCTAAGATTTTTTTTAAGCAAAACAGATTTTGGATTAGAGACGTCTACAAGAAAACTACTTGTTATTTTTCCATTTTTTGTTCTAAAATCTCTAGTTTTGATAGACAACGCGACATCATCAATAAGGCTTCTTGTAGCATCTAAAATTTCTTTGCTATCTTTAACATGCTCATACATTGACAAACCCCTACGATAGGTATTTACAAGGATTGGTCAAATTCAAGTGGTTGATAAAATTTTATCAGATTTGTTAAGACTACCAGCTTCTACCCAACCACGCTGAGTGTAAACTCTATGATCGCTAGTAAGCTTAATGAGCTTGCCGGACTTTGTTTTAATCGTTAAAATTTTTGCATTTTCTTTTGTTTTAAAAGCAATAGCTTCTTTGTAAAGAACTTTTGAGGCTTCAAAGTCAAAAGATTGCACAAGAAATTTTTCATTTTTATCTGCTAATTCTTGAACAGTCTTTTCTCCAAGGCTTGTCTTAACAAGAGTGTCGCCTGTTACACAAGGATTCGTTGACTGTGTTTCAAACCCTTCGTCAGCGTAAAGGTCTGCGATTCCTTGCTTTGTGATTGTGTCCCAAAAGAGAGCACCAGGTTCTGCAGAACTCCACGCTGAGTTGACGAACTTTTCCCAAATCTGCTTTGCATTTACAACTTTTGTAATTTCTGCATCTTCTGGTCTTTTTTCAACAGGCCAGCGAAGAGTAAAATCAGAACCACTCTCAACCGCATTCATAAATTCATCTGTGAATCTAATCGAGATGTTTGCGCCAGTAACTTTTTTGAGATCATTTTTAATCGTGATGAATGTCTCAATCTCAGGATGCGCGCAATGAATGCTGATCATTAGAGCGCCGCGACGCCCGCCTTGAGCAACTTCACGCGTAGTGTTGCTATAGCGCTCCATAAACACGCCGATTCCGTCGGTTGTTCGTGCGGCGTTTGTTGTCATCATTCCTTTAGGTCTGATCGGCGAAATGTCAAACCCTACGCCTCCGCGGCGCTTCATAATCTGAACCTGTTCCTGATCTGTGAAAAGAATACCAGAATACGAATCGTGAGGAGAGTCAACTACAAAGCAGTTCGAGAGAGACTGAAGCTGATTGTAGTTTCCAATACCTGACAGCGGCGATCCCTGAGGGACTACTTTCTTAAAGTCTCGAATGAGCTCATAAATTTCATCTTCAGAAAGTGGATTTGGATACTTCGCTTCGATTCTTGCAAATTCTTTTGCAATACGACGATGTAACTGATTTGGATGCGATTCTAAGATGTTATCATTTTCATCTCTTAAAGCATACTTCAGAAATACATCGGGTGCGAGTTCATCTCCACCGAAATAAGAAGCTAGACTCTCTTGAACTTCCTGCTTATTGGTACTCATTATTTTGCTCCCATAACTTGGTTCCATTTCTCTTTGAGAATTTTCTTTCTATCGTTGTCGTCTTGTTTTACCGCTTCGCTTAAAGTGAGCTCACTTTCATCAAGAACTCTTATTGTAGATCGAGCTGTGTCAATGTGAATAGGAAAAAGAATTCCGTCTCTACCTGCTCGATTTTTTGCAACGAAAAGTCTTCCAGCGCCAGTTGCCTTTTCGCTTGGCTTTCTGGAGATTGAAATAACGACATCTGCAACCATTGCTTTTCCATAAGACTCTGACATGTTCTCAAGACCTACAACATCTGAGTTCGATGAGTCTCTGTTTGCCTGTGATGCCGTCCAGATTGGAATGTTCTTTTCCATTGCAAGGTTACGAAGCTCTTCGTAAATAAGCTTCAGTTCCATTCGAAGAGCATCATACTCTCTTGTTGATCGCATAATATCTGCGTAATCAATAAGAAGCATGTTTGGAACAAAACCTTTCAGTGCAAGCTTTTCAAGATGGTTGCGAATTGTATTTACGGTTGCTGCACCGGTGGGGTATTCCTTGATGATGAGCTTTCCAAGTTCCATCTCTTTGTATTTATCAAGGACTTCCTGTTTTGAGTCTTGAATTTCATTCGAAGGAATTTCTGTTAGATGAGAGTCGTATCTAATGCCGACCGCAGTCTCTGTAAGCTCGAATGTGTAGTGAACAACATTTTTTCCACGACGAATTGCTTCTGCTCCAAGAGAAACCAAAAAGTGACTCTTTCCAACGCCTGTGTTTGCTGCTACAACTCCAAGTTCACCTCTTCCAAGACCTCCGTTAAGAACTGATTTTTCATCAAGAACATCAAGACCTGTGGGACAAGCCTGTCGATTAATCTTTACGAATCGTGCTTCTGCATCTTCAAAGAAATCGTGCCCAACAGACATTGGGATTCCAACTGACACGGCTTTCTTCATTAAGTCAACTACTGCGTCGTATTTGTCATTTGAAATGTATTCAACTGATTTTTCAAGAGCTTCCCTTAAAGCCTGCTTACGACAAAAATCTAGTGACTTATCTTTTACATAAGCAATATCTCCCATATCAGGAGATGAACGCATTCTTCCAAGATACTCTACGATTTGTTCTTTAAGAAGAGCGTTGTTTTGCTCTCTAAGTTCATCTTTGATAATTGAAATCAACAAAGAAAGAGTAGGAAACGACTTGTATTTTTCGTGATACTTAAAGTATTTGTCACTCAAAAATGCAAGATAGCGCAAGTCGAAATAATTCGGCTCCATTACCTCACTCATTTGAGCTGCCCATCCATGATCAGTAAGAAGACCTTGAAAGATCTTTTCCTGAAATGGGCGACCATATTGCTTGAAGAGAGCTTCGTTCGAACTAATTTCCGACATTCTTATTTACCACCTTAAGATTGACTGTTGCGTTAAGATAAAGACGATCAATGTCAAAAGTTTTAATTCCTGCTTTTACTAAGCATCGAATGAGTTCGATTTTATTTGCAGCAGGAATCGAGAATTCAACCGCAGAATTAATTTTTGAAATTTGGTGCCAACTTAAATTTGAAACATCAAGATTCATTAGCTTCCAATTCATTCTAGCAATTGAAGCGCTGTTTTTCAAGCTTTCATAGATTTTTGCAGACTTATTTGGTTGAGATGAAGCCTTTTCGATAATGTAATCAACATCAACCAATTCATCACCTGCAAGCTCAGGAAATCTTTTGATGAGCGTTTTTAATCCAAGACCTTTTACTCCTGGCAGCGAGTCGGATGAGTCTCCGCAAAAAGATCGCGCTGTTACAAGATTAAATGGCCACACGCCCATTCTTTCTTTTACAGACTCTTTTGTAACGACCGCTTTTAATGTAGGAGACCAAACTTTGATTCTGTCATCTACAAGCTGCAAATAATCATGATCAGATGAAACAATGAGGACGTTCGATTCTGAGTATGAATACTTTGACAAGTAGCCGATAACATCATCGGCTTCGCAGTCAGAAACATAGACCTGACGAATTGGCAAATTTTTCATTGCTTGAATGAGAACTTTTATTTGCCAATTTTGATTTTCTAAAGTGTCAGGAATGTCTCCTTCGTGAAATCTATTAAGCTTTGTAGGCTTTCGACGAGACTTGTAATCAGGATAAATCGCCCGGCGACGAGAACTTCCGCCACCTTCCCACACAATGACACATTCTTTTGGTTTGTGAGCTGCTATCAGTAGATTTAGTGATTGAAGAAATCCAACAATACCGCCTACATGCTGTCCTTCTGCCATTAAAGGATTTGCGCAAAAATTTCGAATGAAAAGATTGTATGAGTCGACCAATAAGACCGGGCGATCATCCTGCATTAATTACTCCGGAGAAATGTCTTCACCAAGCTCTAGCAATGTATTTGCAAGAGCACGAACTTCTTCATAAGACTCTGCATCAATGTCAACATCACTTGCTGTGACAGCGTTCTTGACTAATACTTTTTCAAGCATTACATCAACCCAAGGACCCGTTGTTGAGTCATTCATAATTTTGATGAAATCATGCTTGTAGAACTTTTTGTCAACAATGACCTCGCCATCTGATGATGCAACATTAAGATGCTTCCACGCGCCGGTGCCTTCAATAGTGATAGTCGTACCATCATCTAAAGTAACTGTACCAACCCCTCGAAGAAGATCAAAAATTTCTTCATGTTCTTCGATTCCTTTTCCAAAGATAATTCTGAAGTTTGCTGATCTGAACGGAGGGCCAACCTTGTTCTTGATTGTCTTTGCTGAGACGTTGATTCCAATCACAGAATCATCGGATGACTTAATTGGCTGACCTGCGCCAAGTTTAATTCTCACAGATGCATGAAAAGGAATTGCGTTTCCACCAGGAACTGCTGTCGGGTCACCGTAAAGAACACCGATCTTTGTTCGAATCTGATTGAGACATACAAAAAGAACGTTTTCTTCGCCAATTACGCCAGTGATCTTTCGCATGCTCTTTGAGATTACACGAGCCTGAAGACCAATTGTGTCCTTGTCATAAGCTCCTTCAAGCTCTGCTTTTGGAGATGAAGCAGCTACAGAATCCCAAATAATAGTGATTGGAACATTTCGAGCAACTGCCTTTGCTTTTAGAATCGTTTTCTCTGCGATGTCAAATACTTCTTCGGTGCAGTGGGTATCAACATAAACAAATCTTTTTGAAATGTCAACACCCAGATTTTTTAGATTCTCAGGGTTTGTTGCATTCTCAGTGTCAATGTAGACAACGATTCCACCTTGTCTCTGAGTTGATTTTGCAATGTGAGTTGCAATGTGACTTTTTCCGATTGAAGGTGGGCCAAAGATTTCGATAATTCGACCCTCTGGAAGACCTCCGTTTTTTCGATTTGCAATGATGTAATCAAGCTGCTTTGAGCCTGTCGAAATCCATCGCTTTACGTGAGTTGGCGACTGGTCTGATGCAAGGTTGTAGGCGACCTTGTGACCGATGTCCTTGTTTAGAGAGTTGATAAGGTCTGCTGTGAAATCGTCGTTTGATTTTAGCGCTTCATTTTCATCTGTTGATGCTGATGCTTTCTTTCTTGGTGGCATTTTTTCTCCTTACAAACATTGTATCAAGCAATAGAAACTGTTCACCCAGGCCGTAAAAGACCTGGGTGGCAGGTTTTGTTATTTTCTAATAACTTAGCTACTCGAGCTCTGCAAATGCATCATCAAGATCATCCATTGCAGCAGCCTTCTTCTTTGCGGAAGAACGTCCGCCTGATGAACGCATTGACGAGATATCATCATCAAGAGTTTCAGCAGTGGTTGTTTCTACACGAGTATCTTGACGAGTATCTGGTGGGGTGAGCCAGTCATTTACACGCTTTTCAATCTCCTCAGGAGAGACGTGCTCATCATAATCAGTGAGCTTTGGAACCGAGCTCAGCCACTGAGCCATCTGGTTCTCATCCTTTGAAAGAGGAGTCTGGTTTGCTCGAGGAGTTACCTTTGTGTCTGGCCAATTCTTTCCTGGCTGCTTGGTAACAGAGACCTTTAAGTCTCGACCGGTGCGTGGATCTGTAATGTCACCGTAATCATCATCAAGCATAAGAGTAAGAAGGTCCTGGTAAATCATCTTGCCAAAGGACCAGAACCGAACGCCCTTGTCTTCCTCACCACGTACAACTACTGCTGCGGTGGTGCGAAGCTTTGGATAAAGTTTCTTTGCAAGTTCGCGGCTTGCATCAGAACCGTCATCTCGAAGCTTGGTGATGAGCTCCTGAATGGGATCGCGTTTACCGAACTGGTTTGGTGCAAGGATTGCAGGAGACTTGTCTCCACCAATTCCGTAGTAGTACCAACGATCAACGAAAGGCTGACCTTCGTTGTTTGGGAAGGCAATAATTCGGATCTGGTAGTCTTTGCCTTCCTCTGGTCGCCAGGTTACTGCTGACTTCTTGTTCTGGCCTGAGAGCTGGCCAAGCTTACGTCGGATTGCGTCAAAGTCGATTGCCATTTTGTTTTTTCCTGTTTGTTGTTTGTCTTATGTACCCGACAGCGTCGCCCCCGCCGGATACCCTCTGTGTGGAACTTTCCACGTTGAGATTATAAAATCTTTTTGCTATTGTTCAATAGTCTCGTCTAAGGAATTTTTTTGCTTGGCTTTTGTTTTTGAAAGGTGTCTTTGACCCGCCAAATGAACGTGCAAGACACTCAACTGAGTCCGAATAAACTTCGGATGGTTCACGAAATAAAGAATTGCTTATTACGTTAGATTCAAGATTATCAGGAATTCCGTTTCTGTTTGCATCTATGCTTAGAGGCAAAACTGCTCCTGCAACTACATTAAGCTCGTTCACTTTTTTCTTTTTCTTTTTTCTACTAGAGGGATAAGTTGCATCAACGCCAAGGGGCATCATTGGGCCGCCACCGAGAGCGGCAACACCAGAGAACTCTTCAAGATCCTCCTGTTCTTCTTCAAGAATTTCTCTTATTAGATTTCTTAGCGTTTCTTCCATACTACTAATTATTCTTCTGAAGAGCAATCCACTGCTTAGATTGTGACAAAAGAACAGAAAGTTGCGTATCTGACGCTAAATAAAATTTGTTTTCTTCTTTAGAAGGACCGCCTGATGTAACAATAGCAACCCATTCATCGTGGGTAAGCTTCACTCCAAATTCTTGGAGTAGAAACAAAGATCTATGAGCGATCGGCATCTTTGCAAGATTTTCATTGTATCGATAGAGGCGACCTTGCTTTCTATGCCAATCAGAATCTTGTGGAACAAGATAATCACTGCCAGGTGTTGAACCTCCAATCATCCCAATCCAGTGAAGAAGTCCTACAAGAAGAACAGATTCTGCTGAGATGTCAAGTCCCATTGCTTTTGCGACCACACGCATTTGCTGCGTTACAGACAACGAATAATCGATTAGTCCACCAGGACGCGACCAAGGTTCATTTTCTGAGATTGAACCTGGTGCAAGAACCAGTCTTTCTCCAAGACAATCTAAAAGATTCGAAATTGCTTGAGAATTTTCGCCAGTGTTGGAGGTAAGAAGTTTAGAAAACTTCTCGTAACGAAGTTGAAGTTTTGTTGTTTCATCCATACTTCTACAATAACTTAGAAACCGAAGTTGTTCAAGTTGTTACTCTTACTAAGAGTTTTTCTTCGTCTTCTTCAAAAATTTGATAAGAAATTTTGTCTGGATTGATATCAATTACTCCAACTTTTGAAGCTGCATTAATTGCTGCTTTTACGTAGCGCCAAGCTTGATGTGGAGAAACTGCTGCTTTTTGTGAAAGAGAAATGTTTTCTTTGTCGACATTAAAAATTTTGATGTAAACTTCGTAAACACCCGCAGGGTATGCATTCACGTTTTCAAACGCAGATGAAACATCATCATTGCTTACAAATGAATTAAGAATTTTTTCAATGTTGACTTTTTCTGTTGAAGAAATTCCAAGCCTTCGAAGAAGCTCTTTTGGATTTGTGTCAGCAAGACCAAGAACTTCTCTTGAAGCTTTGCTAATACCGCCAAGAGGTTTCTTTGTGCGACTCTCTAAGAGAATCTTTTTTGTATAGTGTCTGATAAATGCGTTGGTGTCCATAGAAATAACTATGCAGGTCACGACATTTGATTCAGAGAAAATGGAAAATATCCGAAAGGGGAAACATTTACACCTTCAGCGATGATGTCTGAGACCTTCTGGAGGTTATCAGAAGGAACGTCAATAAATAGCGCATCGTGAACAAGAAAAAGAGGGTCAGCCAAAGAGCCGATTCTGTTCATTAGATCGCTAAATCCGAGCAAGCAAACATCGACAGCTGAGGATTGAACCCAATGAGAAATTTGATGATGCTCATCTTCTATGTGAAGAGGTCTTCCGTAAGCATTGCTTCCATTACAGGAAAGAATTATTTCGTTGAGTTTGTTGACTCTGAAATGTTCTCTAACCTTGAGTCGTACGTCTCCCCCTCCGCTATTTCCTGCGCCTGCGCCGAACAAAAATGAAAGTGTAGCGAGTTTTGTCTTCGCACGCGAGCTGCCAGTCTTTTTTGAAATTTCTTCATAAACGTCACCCATCGGTTTTTGCCCAACAGCAAGAAGAGCAACTCGTGGCTCAAGAGAAACGAAATCAACAGTGATGATTTTTCCACCCGGGTATCTTGACTCAAAAATGTTTCTGTGCTCTTTTGAAAGAGTGAGAACTTTTGGTCCGCTAACTACTTTTAGTCGACCTGTTTTTGAAGAATGGTCATACTTTACAGGTTCACAAATGCTTCCGCTTTCCGGTAAAAATGATGAAAGAGGAGCTCCAGAATCAATAAGAGACCTCACTCGAGTTTCATTCACGCGAGCTCCAACTAGAAGCTCAAGAATTTTTCTACCTTTGATGAGAGTCTCAACGTACCCTGTCGATTCTACATCTTCGACTAATGGAACAACAGACTTTTTCCAAGAAGAAACAGCTTGAGCAAAACCTTTTGTTCCAAGAGCAAGTGCCCAATTAATTTTTGAGCTTCCGAGCCAAGTTGTGTAAGCATTCACATAAGCTTCATCAATAAGCGGAGGAAGCGTTTCTCCAAATGCAGTAAAAATGTCTTCAAGAGAAGTGCTTACTGTCGAAGATGAGCCGGCTTCGTATGATCCCTCTTCGACAATTTGAGATGTTTTGATCTTGTCTCGGATTGAGACAAAACGACCAAGACCTGTAAGCGAAGAATGAAGTGTAATTTCTCTCATAGAGAAATTCTATCTTTAAAAGAGTAGTGTATAGACGTCAATTTGCTATTATTTTAGATTTTTTAGATCAATTTTCACAGGAGTTGTTGTAAGAACATTATCTATCTTTTGATATTTTTTTGCATTAACAACTTTTGCGTTCTTCTTAAAAGAAGGGTAAGCAATTTCATAACAACAAACATCACCACTAGTCTCTGATGTTATTAGAGCTGATATATCGAGTGATTCACTAACTACAATTTCAATGTTAGTGTAACCTTCACCAAAAGATTTTTTAAATTGAGTCTCAGGACTACCTACAGTTGACCAAACTCTAATAAAAGATGCGTCATCTTTGTACTGCGGATCTTGAATCACAGAAAGTGCAAGACCCCCTTCGTTGCAACCAAGATCGCCCCAAGTGTATGGCTTGTTTTCCTGTCTTTTTGTTACGAGTGTTAGAACCCCAAACCCATTTGCTTCCTTTGCCTGTGCAGCTGTGAGTTTGAGTTGTCTGCTTATGGAGTTATAGATTCCATAAGCTCCAACATTTATGACAAATTTTGCGTTTGTTGTAAATTCACCAGGAGAAAAATTGTGATTTACGCCAACGCAAGCGTAAATGTTGTCGATAGTTGTTCCAGTCCCAAAGTCAATATACACAGATTGTCCAAAATTGATTAAAGAACATCCAAGCATATCAACAGAAACCTCTGTTGGGGTTACTATCATTGGAAGACCTTTTTTCTTTGTATTTCCTGCTTTATCATCGGATTTTTCGTCTGCTGCAATTATGTTTATTGTTGCAAGAGCTGGATCTGAGATACTTGTGAGAGATATGTTTTTTATCATACCCGCGCCATTTCCGTATCTTATTGTAGGAAGACCTTCGGACATAAATCTTTTTACATCTTGCGGGGAATTTGCAGAAAATAGTTTTGAAAGATCAAATTCTGCATCTCCAAGTGTTTTGCCAACTGTCGTAATTTTTTTATCTTTGATAAGTTTCTTAATAACTGCTGTTCTTGAATCAACGCTACTTGGGTCAAGGTCTGCCCAAAACATTTCCTTAAACTCGAAGTTTTTAATTTCTGACAAACCCGTTGGGTCTATTAAAAAAGATGAGTCTGTTCGAGCAGAATTTACCAGCTCTGTGTATCCTTCATGAGGAGTGCATTGACTGTCTCCGATAAAAAGACGTAAAATCGTTCCGCCTGCTGGGCCAATCTTGCTTTTAAAAGAAGCGGGCACGCACTCAACGTGAATATAAAGTTTTGGAAGAACAAAACTTGCATCATTAATTCCACAATTTACAAGAATTTGATCAATTTGATTTTGCGCTCCTTGTTTAAGCTCTCCGTCTTTATATTGTCCTGAAAACCCGTATGCTTCATAAGCAACATTTGATACGTGAGATGCGCCAATTATTCCAATTAAGTCTGCAAAGCTTACATTTAATTTTTCTTTATAAAGCTTTTTTAAGTCCGCTTCAAGTTTATCAATAGCAAGAGGAAATGCTGCCATTGATAAATTTCTAACTTTTGCTGCTCGAGAATTTATTTTTCCAAACACTAGTTGTATTTCGTCAAATTTACCAGTTCTTGCAAGAGTTTTCGCAACTGTGTGCAAGATAACACGACCAAGAGAAACAGACCCTTTTTTGTAGTCTTCCCATTTAGGTATTGAATTTCCGCTTGAAGCTATTGCTGCTGTTGGTGGGAAAATCTCTATCCCGTTCTTTAATTCGTTGACTATCTTTCCTACACCCTCTTCTGAAGTTGTCTTAAAATTTTCTGCTGTTGTGATAACTCCACCCAAAGCATCTAAAACTTTTGATAAAGAGCCTTTGGATGGTCTAGATCCTCTAAGGTTAGAGATTTCATTTTTAAGATCTTTAAGTTTTTTCTCGTCAATAGAAATGGATCCTTCTGCAGATGTTCCTGCATCAATGAGCGCTTCACTGATGAAATTTGCAACACCTGGAGAATCACTAATAAGTTGCTTGACATCCTTGATTGCGCTTTTTAGTTTTGAAGCAACACCTTTTGATTCGGAAGAAGAAATATCTAAGCTTCTTAATTCGTAAGCGCTTTTTGTAAAAAGAACAAGAACTATATTTGCTTGTCCAGCATCATCAAAACTAAAACTTGAGTTTACGACTCCAAAACGCTCACGACAGCGCATAGAGTCTAAAAGTTGAGCAAAAACATCATCTTGAAGAGCAAAACCTGTGACGTCGCCACTTTCAGTAACATTTGCATTCTTTGACCCTGGGTCAACAGACCATCCATATTCAATTTCAATTTCTGTGTCTTTGTATGCTCCAGGTTGAACGAGCGGAGCAATTTCTCCTAAGCGACCTCTATCGTGAAGAGTTACATTCATCGTTGCATTTTTGTAAGACATCATTCCAGCGCCGGCTGGAACTACGTTTATGCTTAGACTATTGAGCGTCATTAGAGGACGAAATCTATCTACAGGTTTTATTGGAAAAAGGTTTGGGTCAAGAATATCATCCAAATTTGACACTAAAGTTTGCGGAGACGTAAAAAGCTCCATTCCGCCAGGCTTTTGCGTTTCATTTTCAAGTTGCATTAATGGTTGCATATTTTTTTGAAAGCTACCAACAGCGCTGCGGCCTGTTAGGTATCTAATCATATTAAAATCACCTGCAGCAGGTTGACCACCATTTGACGGTGAAGACCCAGAAGTTATTACGCTAACAGACACATAAGGAACGGCTCTTGAAGCAATGTGCGTTGGAATCATTGATGAGAAAATTGAAAGACCCGCAGTGTCTCTAACTGCGTGTCCTATTCGAGAATCAAGAAGCTCAATGACTGTAACATGAGGGTTTTGTTTAGTTGGTTTAAGCCCTTTGTTTGCTGGATTTTCGTCTTCTGAAAAGAGAAAACCAGCTTGATCAAGAGTGTAAAACCCAGTCGAACCGTTCTTATCGTAAGCTCCAGGTTTTATCTCTTGTCCGCTAACAACGCCATTCTCAGTTGCTTGTCCAAACGACCTCATCCCGCTTATAAGTCCATATTCACCACATTTTTTCCCTGCTTGATCAACTGTCAAATTGTTAGGTAAAGTTATTCTTAAAAATTGACGAATTGGACCAATTAAATCAGATTGCGTAACGTTATTACTTGACAAGAAATCATTTATGCTGTTAATAACATCAATGGTGTAGCTTCCTCCATTTATGATGTCGGTAAACAAATTTGCAATTTTAGAAAACTTTTGTGATGATTGAGTCTTTGAATCGCTTTGACTTGTTGCTGCTAAATCTGCGTCTCCTGATAGCAACAAAGAGATGTAGTCTGCTTTTGAGACAGACGGGCTGTATTTGTTTAATTTTCTAACAGCGTCATCATAGAGTTCTCTTCTTGTTGCCGGCATTAAATTATCCTTTTTACCTGTCCCAGGTCAGGAATTAAAATTCGCGTTCCTGGAGGGACTTGAAGAGCCCACCCAATTCGAGAAGCAGCTGCAATAATCCACCAAAGTGTTGAGTCTCCATATTCGATTCCTGCAATCGTATCTAGTCTTTCACCTTCCTGAGTATTTCGCTCTTGATAAGAAAGAATTTGAGAGTCAATTGCGTTTTGAATTTTAATAGGAGACCCTGAGGCACCTCGCGCTTGACCAAATTGATAAACTGTGGAATCTGAGTATCTTCTCATTTATTACTTCTTTGAAAGAGCAGTTGTCATGTTAATATCATTTTGAACAAGATCTGGGAAATGGCGTTTACGCGCTACGTCTCCAATAGGATAAGCAACAGATCGAGCAGTTCCGTCTGAACTGAGCCCCATTGGAATATCATGGATAGGAAGGAATGAAACGTTAATTCTTACCATATTTGGAGCTCGATTTCCTTTGTTAACAGTCCATGTATTTTCTGTGTCTCCATACTCAAGAGAAAGCGACTGTATAAATCCTGCAAGACCTCTACCTCCTGACCCCTGCTCAAAAGATTTTACAATAGGGTTGTTTTCAGGTTCAAGAAATTCATCTACAAGAAAAACAGTAGAGTCTTCATATGCAATGTTCTGAGTAAATGTCACGCCAGAAGGCAAAGGTTGTAAAACTGTCCCTTGTTCTTTAAGTTGTTCATGTGAAACTTCAACGTAGTTAAATTCAAGAGTTCTACCAAACGCTTTTTCTTTTTTAAAAGTGTTATCAAGCTTAACAATAATGTTTGCTGTATTTTTTTTCGAAAAAATTTTGTTTCCTTCTGAATATCCAACAACTGCTCCATCAAGAGATTTATCAACTCTTTCCTTGTTGCCAGAAGAGCCTGATAGTCTTGGATCCTTTTCATAAAACTTATATCTTCCTGGAATAATCTCGACAGGTTGGCCTACAGAAAAAGTTGCGATTAAAATTGAAAGAAGGTCATTTGAAACCAATGTATTTGTAGAGACAGCATTAAGATTATTTGGATCATTTTTTACTTGCAATGCTTTTGTTGATTGTTCTGACTCTGGTAATTGGGCAGTTGACTTGGATATTGATTCCCAATCACCGTCAGGAGTAAGTTTATCGAATCTTCCTTTATAAAGATTAAATGCTTGAGGTCCAGCCGCGCCGGCGGCTGATTCCAGTTTTGACCCCTCCAATTCAAGACCAAAAATTCTTTCGAGAGCAAATCTTGAGTAATTGCTATGAATAACGTCTCCAATTCTTACTCTTACCATTGGAGACGCAGCTATTGTTTGACTAAAAGGCTGAATGTAAGAATTATTTCCTACATCGATTCTGTCTCCTTCGCTCCATTGTGGATAAATCATGTTGACAAGCTTGTTAACTGAGTACCACATTTGTGAATGATCGTCAGGGCTTGTTGCAACTACAACAAACGAAAATGAAATTGAACGTGTTGTGTTTTTGTAGATCTGGATTGGATCCATTCTTCCAAATCCGTCAACAGAATTGTAGTTTGCGTTATAGCTGTCTGACAGTGATGAAAGAAATGCGTGAAAAGAAAGAATTTCGTTAGTTCTTACGTCGTGAAAATAAAATGGCATATATTCTGAGTCAAGGAGTTGCTCATGATAAATTCTGTCTTTGTTTGAAATTCTGCCAGTATTGGAAACCACTTTTCTTGCTCTAAGATTTCTAAGACCCGATAAGCCTGTTGAAGTTCCACCATTTTCTAATATTTTTTGACGTCCAAGAGATTTTATTAGACCATCTGTTACAAGTTCGCTTCTTGTATATCCAACAGATGTATGAGACCACGCAAGTCGTTTTGATCCGTTTGCTTCTCTTGATCTTGAAACTCTTAAAGCTGCTGTTTTACTTGCATTGACAAGAAGACCTACAGGACTGTTTGAGTCTCCCCCTACAGGATAAATAAGTCCTGCTGAATTATCGGGGTCCAAGCTTACATCTGCATCTCTTGCCTTTCCATTTACAATTCCAAGACGAGCACATACATCAACAAATTTTACTAACCTTGAACTTCTAAACCCTTGTAAAAAACCAAGAATACCAGATTCAGTCTCAGATCTGCTTGAAAGAAGTGAAAGATCTCTTGAAATTTCTCTCACAAGAGTAAGATAGTAACCTGGTGAAGTTCCAATATTGATGATTGCATTTCCAGCAGTTGTGAAATCGTTAGTGTCTATTCCAAGAATAGCAGAGGTTCCTTCAACTGATGCAAGAAAGTATTGTAAGATTCCAACATCGCCATCGTATGGTTGCATTACGCCGAGAATTTTTGCAATAAGACCACCCACACCTTGCAAAAACACTCTAAATGTAGAATCTGTGTCTATTCCACTTAAGAGAGATCTTCCAAATGCTGCACCTCTTTCTGAACCTAACGGTAAAACGTCAGTTGTGGAATCAGGTCTTGGCATTCTATTAACAATTACAGAGATCACAAAAGAAACAATTGCTGATGCAATAAACAAAACGCCATATGCAACAAGAGCAAGTATGACAGAATTTATTGTTCCTATGCCTGAAAAATTTTGCAAGTACGAATTTAATTGCCCAAATGTTCTTGAATTATACCGAGTTTCGGAAGCTCCAGCTATATCAGCTTGATCAAATGCAACTCTTGGCGAGATGTCAGCAGCTTCACTGTCACCAGGCTCGCTACCTTCAAATGAAAGAGTTGACCCACTTTCTATTTTTGACCTATCAGCTGCTGGTCTAAGAGCGCTTGTTTTTACGCGAAGATCATCAGAGATTCCTCCAAATGAACCAGGGACTCCAATTCTTGGCAATCCTGACAGACCCACTTTAAAGTCTTCAACATTAGCTCCGTCAACATCACTCATTGTTACAAGACCACCACCCGGGCCTGCAACCCCTCCGGCTGCATTTAGCATAGAAGTAAGAGCGGCTTTTCGCATTGATTCAAAAACGTTTTTTCCTGTTTTTGAACCTTGGCCTGTAAATGATTCAGGAGATCTCGGAACAGCTTGCGAGAATGTTTGAGATGTAAATTTTTCTTTTGAAGTAAATCTGTTTGAAGCCAAAACGCCTTCAACTGCGCTCTTTGCTCTTTGAGAATTAACTGCTACGTGACCAGTTTCGCCTCCGTTGCTAGACCTATTTGCCGATGGTTCAGTTGATACAACTTCGTATAAGTCAGGGTCACTAATTTGAGGACGAAGATCTGGAGCGAATGAGCCGGGTGACATCCTACTTGCATCAGCAGGTATTTCTGTGCTTCCTTCTTGAACAGGAAACGTGTTAGGACGTGGAGGCATATATGTGTAGTCACCAGCACCTTGCTGAGGTGGTGTAAAAGACTCAGCTCCTCCACGGGTCCGAGAAGACAAATAGTCACTTAACCTTCGCTTTGAACGAGGCGCAATGTCCTTGCCTTCTTCGTCAAGTATGTAGTCTTCTGGACCTATTCCTTTTGGCATTCTTTATCCTTAGTTGTCGTTGATTGCGGCGGCAACCTGTTCGTCAGTTATTTTTTCACTGGAAACAGAAGATGCAAAATTATCGGTTATTACACCCGCTGCGGATAAAAACTCATCTAAAATATCATTTACTTGAGAAAGCTGTTCAGGCGTTGCAGAAGCGCAAAGATTTTTCCAAACAATGTCATTTTCAAGTTCTTTTCTTATTCTGTTTTTGTTGTTCATTTTATCTACCTACGAATGCGTTTGCGGTACTTTGAAGATCTTGTGCTGCTTTTCTATCACGTTCTGAATATCGTGCAAAATCCGCTGCCTCCAACGCTCTTGCGTTATTAGCAACTGTAAAGACGCTGTTTGTAAATTTAAGAGCATCAAATTGAATGTTAAGATTCATGTGAATGTTAATTGGTTTAGTATCAACAGCAACTTGTGTTTTGCTAATATTGAAGTTTTTTCCTACGCTTTCAATAACTCCGTCAATATTACCAATTTTGATATCAGATAAAAGCATATTGATGTATTCAAGTTCTGATATTGATTCTTTAATTGTTTCAAAAATTACTGAGTCGTAAGATTTATTTATCTTTTCAATTTTTGTGTTAAGCGCACCAAGTCTATCAACGTATGACACAATTTTTGAAAGAGAGTCATCAACATTTTCCAGCTTTTTCATGTTAAACAAAGGCATGCTCACTATTGTTGACATAAGCGCTCGATATTCGCTGCCTTCGGCAAACATTCCTTTTAATGATTTGAAGATTCCATTTGCATTAAACGTTCCAACTAGTACTTTGGTCATCTCAACAGGGTCTGACCATTTGGAAAGATTGCTTGTAATTCTTGAAACAAGATCGAAAGATGACCCTATAACCTCGAATTTTTTTCCAAGGCTAGAAGCAGTCTTCATATCAGGAATTGTATTAGCAATGCTCATTAATGATTTGAAAATTTGTCCCATTTTAGTTTTGGTAAGATGCTTAATATAGTCTAAAATAAAACGAAACCTTGTCTTGATTACATCTACTGTTGGTATATCACCTTGATCATTTGGTTTAAAAAGATTCATCAAATCTAGAATTGATGAAGAAAAGTTAGAAAAAGTTGTTAAAATTTTCAAAACAACATCAATTTTCTTTATGTCTCCATCTTGAATTGTTGACGATAGCAGCAAAATGTCTTTAATCATTTTTTGCGCATGAGTTGATAAAGTTTTAACAAATGTTAAAGCTGTATCAAAAACTTTGTCAAGATTTCTTACATTTGAACCACTTAAACCACCGTTTGAAATTTTTAAAAATTCTTGTGCAGCTTCAATCGGCTTCATCAAACCTATTATTGCTTCAATAATTCTAATTGCTGCTTCTGCTAATTCTGGTGCATTTTGTGTGGAAGAAACAGCTTGCATTAAGCTGCTAACAATAGGAGGAATTTTTTCTTTGATTACATCAAGAAATTCTTTGATAACATTAAGACCTATCATTGCAGGTATTGATGAGAATGTTGCTATCACAGATCCAGCCATTAAAGTTGCAACTGTTCCGACCAGTCCAGCTAAAACAGTCATAAATGCAACAATTTTTTCAGGCTTAAAATCAATTTGATTGATCGATTCAATGATCTCTTTTAAATGACCTACAGCAGATTTACCAAACTCAGAAAGTTTTTTAAGTGCAAATTCTGCTATTTTAAATGCCACTGTAATGGATCCAACCGCAAGAGGCGCAAATGCTGTTATGATTGCTGATATTACAACAGCTGCCGCAGTTGCAAAAGCTGCAACTGCGCCAAGAACTGCGATTCCTGCTGCAATTCCTGCCATTTTTAAAACTTCAAGCAAAACTTCATTAATTTGTTCCAAAGTTTTTGATGTTTTTGTTAAAGTGCTAGAGTCAATTTCAGATGCAAGATACACAAACCCAGCAACAGCTCCAATGAACAGTCCCATTGCAGCAATAGCCACAACTGCAACTGCCAAACCTGGCCCAAGAATTGCAGCACCTCCAGATGCCAACCCTGCGCCTATTGTAGCAATTGCAACTCCTGCTGCTAACATTCCAAGCGACATAATCAAAAGACTTGTTACGTTTTGTATTCCTTTTTTAGGAACAGCTGATGCAAGTTTTGCTAATTCAATGAGCCCTAAAATAAACCCGCCTAAAACTACTCCTGTTATAACAGTAATAAGCCCAATTGTTAAACCAGCTTGAGCTATACTAGCAAGCGGTATGCTCTTTATTGCTTGCAAAACTGTTTTTAATTCTGCTATAAAAATATTCACTCTTGACATTGCACCTGGTGGTGGAGTTGATGCCGTAGCAACCAGCGCAGACAAAAGCATTTGAGCCAGAACTTTCATAAACAAAGAAAAGCCTGTTGTTAAAGCAACTTGTGCTATTCCTATTGCAAGAGCCGTTCCAAAATAAACAGAAAACACAGCCGCCATTGCGCCTATTATTTTTGGTCCGTATTTTTTAAGCGCAGTAAAAAGCAAATTTTCAAGAGAGTCTAATAAGCCAGGTAGCGCTTCTGAAACTGATTTAAAGATTGGAGCAAAAAATGAATCAGCAATAGCCGAAGCTGAATTTAGATATTCTTGCGGATTTTGCAAGAATTTAGAAACCTCGTTAATTCCTGCCGTAAGTTCTTGAAGAATAATTTCTGTAAGACCGCCAAAAATTTCTGATATAGCATTTTTAAATTCTTCAAATCCTTCGGAAATCATTCCGATGCCATCGCCGCCGCTAAATATCTCCTTTAAATCTGAATAAAATGACTTTACTGCTCCTGCGGGACTGCTTTTTAAAAGCTTGAACATCTTGTCAAAAGATTCTCTTAGTTTTTCAACAAGATTTCCTATTCCATCTTTTCCCTTAAGCGTTTTATGAAGACCTTCAAGCATTTTCCCGACTCCAGGAAATGCTTTAACAAAAACAGCTGCTACCTCTCTTCCAAGATGTCGCATACCTACAAGCAATGCAGCCAAATCTTTTAGAACGTTTTTCCCAGATCCTGTTCTTGCAAGACCTTCTGCAAAACCTGTAAAGAATTCTTGTAAAAGAGAACCGCTGTGTTGCAATGCTTCTACAACACGTTCAATAGACTTTCCAAGATCTTGAAGAACTTGTTGTTGAGTCTTTTGTTTTTTACCGCTTTTTTCAGCTTCTTTTTGAATTTGTTCATATGATTTCCCTACGTTCTTATTTGAGAACGCAAGTCTAACCATATTCTCATCCATTCCTGACAACGAAGCAAGCTGTTTTACTTGAGCTTTGTTCATTGTCTCAGCGCTTTGACCTGCAGCAAGCATTTGCTGGCGAAGATATTCGAATCCTTTTGCAGGGTTTTCTTCTTTCATCAATCTAATTGGGTCAAGTATTGTCCCAAAAGATTGCGCAAATTTTGCAGCATTTGTTGTAGCAGATTCAAAATCAGCAAATTGGTCAAGAATACCTGCTACGTCCTTTAACTCGAGACCATAAGATCTTACTGACGCTGATGCTGATGCCATTGCTTCTTTTGTTAAACGACCAAACTTTCCTGACCCTTTGGTAAGAAATGCAACGTCACGAGAAATTTCTTTTGCATTTATTCCAAATTTCTTTTCAAGATCAGAGGAAATAACAGCAATTGACTTTAAGTCATCAACAACGTCAGTGCCAAAAGCTTTCGCAGTTTGAACAAAAGCCTTTGCATCTTCACCTGTAAGCCCTAAACCTCTTCTAAATGTATCTAAGTAGCCTTTGCTTGAACCAAGAATATTGACTGCAGCTCCTAATTCTTGGAAAAGCTGAAGTGACTGTCTAATCATATTTGCAGTGCCTTGAGGACCCACTCCAAATACTTTTGCAACAGACAACCCTGCTTCACTAAGACTTTTTGAAATATCTCCAGTGCTGCTTATAACATCTTTTGAGAGACCTTTTGAAACATCTCCGTATTGTTTTCTAACATCTTCAATTGCTTCAGCAACAGCATAACTTGAATTTGCAAGATCAGCTGCTTTATTTATCATTATGTCAAAAATTTTGAGAGGAATTTGCAGTAAAGCTTTTCCGATATTCAAAATTCCTACCGCTGCAGATGACAACAACGACCCAAGAGCTCTTACGCCTCCTATTCCTTTTGCAAAAGAATTTGTAAAGACTTTTCCAATATCAGACGGCATATTAAAAGTTGCTGG